AGACTAAAAAAATACCCTAAAAAAAATAATTATTTGGCTAAAATAACCGCAGTCACGCCCAAAATAACGCCCAAACCCACACCACCAACGCCCCAGCCAACCGACTTTATTAATGTTTTCCGCTTTTGTAGCTTTAGTTGCTTATTTAACTCGTTTCGATTATCAATAGCTACATCCTTTGCTAAAGTCAGTAGGCTTATTGTTTCGTCTTTTAAGGCGATAACGGTATCGAGTGAGGCAATATACTTGCGTGAAGCCAAAACTACGCTATCTGCCACGCTAATGACTTTATTCGAGTGGTTTAGTTCTGCTTTGTTTCTGTCGTTTAATTCGATTTGTTTAATCAAGTCAATACGACTTACAAGTATGCTATCTGATTTGAGTTGCCCATATACTTGTGAGGCTGTCATCACTAACATTAAGGTTGCGATAAATAACTTTCGGCTTGACTTTTCGTAGGCTGTCATAAGAATATGTTTTTAGTTCTAAATCGTGTTTCAATCCTGTCGCTTTCTTAATCGCTTTAAGTTCGTTAGCTTGGCTAACATCAATCGCAATTTCTAACCGTTCTATGTACTCCGCTTGTTCTTCGATTAAAATATCTCTAGCGTCCATCTGAGCGTCCTTTTGCCCACCGCAATAGCTTAGACTGGTCAATACCAATATCAAAAGAAACATGGCGTAAATTGCCACTATCCAAGGGTGTTCTCTCATTGTTTATTTCTGTAATGTGTTTTACCGCCAATCTTTACGGCTTCCAAAACTTGTTTACGGTTTACACCGTTTGCCCTCAAAGAAACGTGAACCCATGCAGGTTCGTTGCTATCTCCAAACTCCCAAATCAACTGGTCAAAATCTAAATCGCTTTTAATAAATTCAAAGATTTGCTTATTCGTTACACCTCCGAAAATGTCAGCATCAATATCAATAGCGCAACCGTTACAATGGTCACTATTAATCGAACCGCCAATAGCTTTGTTTATTTCTTTAGACCTAAAAAAAGAACTAATCCCAATCGGTTTGCCAAAATGCTCACGAACTTTATCAAATACATTTGTGGCTACATTCTTCATGGCTACCAACTGCCCATCATCGGGGATGTTGTTAATCTGTTTACGAATAGCGTAATCGCTTTTCGTTGCTTCTTTTAAACTAACATATTTGCTTATCTGCATAGTTATTCCGATTTGCGTTCCAACATATTAATCAAAGGCTTCAATATATCTAAATTGGTAACGCCTTTTATGTTCTCTCTCACGCTTTGCAATTCACTTACTGCAATAATAGCCACAACCGCTTTCACCATAAAGTCGGCATCGCCATAATAACCGCCAATCACGTGAGAAATAAGTATGGCTAAAAAATAAGACAACACCGCATAAAACTTTCTTATCATTTTGTTTGATGTAATTAGTTCGCCCTTTGTCTTTGCCGACATAATGCCTGTAATAAAGTCAATAACGCTAATTGCAACAACTAAAAATAATGTTGATTGTAATGGTGCTAAATAAGTCAATACTGCCGCCAAAGCCAGTCCACCATATTTTGAAGAAAGTAGTTTGAAGTCTATCATAAATTATCTACGAATGTTTGAGGGTCAATAAAGTTTTCTTCCGTTACCGTTTCGCTGTATGCCTTTATCGCATCCCATCCATTCCACCAATAGTTTATAATCAAAACCGCTTCGTCAAAATATTCGTTTTCGCTGTCGGCTAATACTGCGCTTAATTCCCACTCACCAACGTATTCAGCAGCTAATAACCTACGTTTAAATTCTTCTTCATGCAAAGCGTTTATTTCAGCAAGGTGCGCTTCTTTGCTCCAAGCATTGTTTATGTTATCAATTACATCTTGGCTTACTTCTGTTGTCCCATTTTCAGTTATTAGTATAGGCATCTTAGTTCATTTTAATTTGTTGCGTAAAACCACCATAAAGAGTAACCGATTGCCCTGCTGAAATAAGTCCACAGCTAATGTATAAATACTGCTGAACGGTTGTATTTACGGTCAATGTTGATAATCCCGATGGAGTAACCTCATCTGTACTTACGTTTTGAGTAAATGAACGCCCAACCAAAGTACCACTTGAACCGCCTTGTATTTGAAAGTTTCGGATGTAAGTATTTATGTTTGTGCTTACAGGCGTAAATGTGGCTAATTGTGTTTGTTGCCCTATGCTATTTGCGCCAACATTTCCATTTATAGGGGATGCGGTTGTGCCTATTCTTATAAGAAGTGCAGGTGTAGATACTGTGCGAAGTAGATAAGATAGCCTAAACAAATAGTTATTGCTATTTACTGGTAATGGGATTACTAATAAAGCAGTTTCTACCGTTAGTCCTGTTGCTGTTATGTTTGTTGTGGGTACACCTATTACTGAAAGGTTAGTAGGCAATGTAGATACTAAATTATTTATAGCGTCAACCGTTGGATATTTTGCACCTGTCCCATCAACTGCTAAACTATTTTGTTTATTCGCTACGTTTTCGGGTGTAAATCCTAAAGCGTTTTGCTTCCCATCAAAAGTTGACCAATCTGCGCTACTAAGTTTACCTGTATTTGTAGCACTTGCAATAGGTAAATTGAACGTATGTGTTCCCGTTGCTGAATTAATTGCAAAATCAGTTCCGCTTGTACCAACTGCTAAATTTTGAACTTGGTCAGTCAATCCGTTTAATGCCGTTATGCCTGTCGAAAAAGTAGTAATAACTTGGCAAAGGTGATTGTTTTCTGTGTGCAATTTAATTGTCCGACCGCTATTGTTTACATATATCCTAACTGCTAACCTATCGGTTGCTAATAATGCTGTTTGTGGAACTGCTAAAGCACTTATATATAAATCGGTAACCGTACCATTTGTAATACCTTCGGGAGTTGCTGAATTAGATGCAATTAAAGATAGTGTTGTGCCGTCCCACTTGTATAGTTCAACATAAAAAGATGGTGAACCTCCACCACTTGATGCGCTAAAATAGGTTTCAAAGTTCCAATTTCCTGCAGGTATCTCTAATAAGTTTGGGACATTTGCATCAGTTATAAAACTTTGAATATATCCGTTTGTGTTTATTGTAAAATCAGTTCCTGCACCTAATATAGGTACTCTATCCATTTCTTTAAATGCAACACCGCCAAATGTACCTTGACTTACTGAACCGTTTAAATAAAATGATTGTGAAGCACCACCGCCTGTTGACGCTGGAAAGTTAGCAAGGCTGCCATCACCCCTCACATATTGACTAACTAATCCTGCACCCGTTACCGCTATATCACCACTTGAAGTAATTGGACTATTTGAAACAGTAAATGCACTTGGCATTGTTAACCCTACTGATGTTACTGTTCCATTTGTAATTTCATCCGTTGTGGCTATTGTGTAGCTTCCTGCCGCTTTATTCGGGAACTCTAATATAATCCCAGTAGTAGTTGCGTTTGTGTTCTTTAAATTACTTTCGTGTGTTCCGTTGCCTAATCCTAAAGAACCGTCATTACCTATGTAAGCATAAGTGTCATTTGCATCGTTTGCCGTTCCAACATAGCTATCTGCAACTTCGCTATAAATCCCTGCCGTATCACCTACGGTTATTATGTTCGTTGTTATACTTCCCTCGTCTGTTACTTGTTGAAGCGTTGGAACACTAGCAACTTGCAACGCCCAAACTGCCGCACTTGCTGTTTCGTCACTACATACATAAACATCACCATTGTCTAAAATCCATCTGCTACCAATTACAAAGCCTTTAGTTATGTCATCGTTAACCGTTGGCGTAAATGTGAAGTTATGGCTCACTTCTCGAATGGTAAAGCCATCTTGTTGCATGGTGTACAAACGCCCTGCTTCCCATTTCAATTCATAGTCTAATGAACAAACTAGCGCAACTCCTTTTGCGCCCCCATTTCCTGCATCGGTTACGCCCTTTCTTACTCGAGAACCGTTATCAAAAAATATCGCATCGCCATCACTAACAAATATATCTTCACCGCCTGTAGTGTTGCCCTCTACTAATACTTCGTTTAGTGTTTGATTTCCACCGCCACCGCCTTGCACCTGCACCCAATCGCCTTGCTCGTTTAGAAAGTAATCCGCTTCGCCACTTGGTGAGATACCTAAACAATCTTGTACTTCTTCGCAAATGTTACTAGGTAATTGAGTGGCTGGGAACGTCAACACAAGTGAAACGCTTTTTGTTTCCGCTTGGATAGTTGTTGCGCTAAAGGTACAAACTATGTCAATTATCATTGCTAACCGAGTTTACTACATCACATAATACAATGTCGGTTATTTTGTTTACTTTGAACCCTGCGTCAAAGTCAGCATCATCTACTTTAGCCACTACTTCAGCATAGACACGACCTGCAATAAAATTAGAACTTGCACCCAAAACAATCGCTTTGACTTTGCCCAATAAACTGCTCACAACTTCCATTTCATTTAGTGCTATTTCAACAAGTATGTTTTCACGTCTTTGGTATAGGTACAAAATAACATCCTCGCAGTTGCTTATTTGTATAGGTTCGCCATCTTCACCAACTAACTGAATGTTAATAGTCAAGTCTTCACCCTGCACTAATTGTTTTACTGCTCCCATATTATGCGTCTGTTGTTTTCGTCAAAGTAATATTTTCTATTCTTCACCCCTGCGCCAATAATGCTGAACGGCAATTTGGTTTTCACTTGTTTGCAAAGTGTATCACGCTCGTAAACTACGCCATCAAGTGTCCAATTAACATCGTTTAGATAGTTAATCATTTCGTTTGCGTAGGCTGATGTCTGACCTGCTATTGAATTAAGCAACTCCGCACGTCTTTTGTCGCTCACTTGACCGAAACCTTCTTGTTGAAACTGCTCTAAACCCCATTGCGTACCATGCAAACCTAAATAAGGCATATATCTTTTCATGGTGCAACCTGCTAACCAACGCTTCACAAACACATTATAAAAGTTCATCAACTCATAATCGCCCCAATCTGCGCTTGGTGGTGCTTCATTTACTGCGATGGCATCTAAAGCAATATAATAAACGCCATTATAAAATACTTTATCACCCTCAACATACGTTCTATTCGTTCTGTATTGCTGTGGGTTCGCTAATATAGCATTATTAATATCTTCGATTAATTCTTTAGGTAGTTCGTTCTTAACGTCCAACGTCTGCGCTAATATCACTTGTTGCTCTATCTGTGCTGTTGGTGTATTCGGACTTAACACCGCAAAGAACGGTGTAATATCTACAACTGAAATCCATGCTTTATTATTCGGGAACATTTGGCATATTTATTTGAGTGTTAACAATACCATACTCGCTCAAAGTCCAATCTATACTACTGCCGTACATTGTAGCCATTGTTTCTTGAATTAACCCCTGCACTGGTTTAACGGCTTCTCTCAATTCTTTTCGTGCTTGTTCTATTGCGTTTGTATTGCCTAAAACTGCTGCTTCGCTGTAACCTAGTAAAACGGGATGAACGCCAAATAAACGGCATATTGAACGCTCGATTATATCACGCTTCGTGTTTGACGCTTCTAGTATTGGCTTCGGGTCTGTTGCTGTGTACGTTGGTGCTTGTTCGGGTGTTTCTACAAAGTGTGCCAAAACTCCAAAACGTGAAGTCAATCCATCTTTATTCTTCTGTAAGCCTGTGAACTGCGTCATTGCTTCTTCTACACGCTGACGGTCTGTTAATCCATCTTCGCCTTCGGTTGTTTCATTTACTCCGCTAAACGTCATGATACCGCCCAAAACAAAGCCATTCAATACGGCTTCATAATCCATTTTACTCAACTCACTTGACGTTTTCAAATCTTCAAATGCCGCTAAATAATCGGGAAGTCCATAATGCCCACTATCAAACGGATTGCCATTGTAAACGTATAGTATCTCGCCACGCCCACCAAAGTGATTGACATTTATATCCATCGCTTCAAATGTAGCTACTTCGCCCTGAAAGTCTTGCAACTCAACCCACGCATCTCGTCTGTATTTATCCGTTTGAATTGTCGGGTTATAAAACCAAGTCCCATTTATTCCACGTCTAAATTTCTGCAACGGCATTACTTCCGATTTTCCAACTCGACCGTTACCAAGTCTTGAAACATGGATAACAACCGCATTAAAATACGACCATGAAGTCGCAAATATTCCTACAAATTTATCTGCTGTTTGCTTTGAGTTTACTTTGAAACTTGATGCAACTGGTGAAACAAAACCATCCGCTTGAATGTACTCAGCGTATTTCTTTGCGGCTTTCTTCGCCACGCCACTATTGTTGATTGCCTCAATTAATTCTAAAGGCAAATTGTCATTCCATCCATAACGAAAATATCCATCACCTTTCTTTTCAGTAGTGACTGGCAAAATGTTTTTGAATGTTCGTGTATGTTTGCTCATTGTATGCCTTTATAATTAACCTCGATTTCTTTGATAGTGCTAAACCCTTTTGGATGTATCACTAACCGTTCGTTTGGCTTAATGCAAAGGTGCGATTTTTGATAGTCAATATAGTGTCCGTCAACTATTTTTTTAGGACACGAAAGCATTTCAATTAGATTATTGTACGCTCTCTTGTGTACGATGTACGCAAACGCTCCCCACGTTTGGTTTTGCTGTGTAAAGTATTGATTAAAATAAAAAGGGTTACGCCCAAACGAACCGCCTAAATAAAGTATATGCCAATCTTTTGGTAACTGGTTTAAATACTTTTCAAACTTAGGTTTAAAATCTTTTACGAAAGTTATATCATCTTCAAAAATAGCGATGCATTCATAGCCTCTTTCTTTAGCTAGTTTAATAGCGTTTAAGTGGCTTTGAATACAAGCATATTCATTATTTGTTACACCTTGTATTGGTGAAACTATTTCCTTACCATCAACGGCAATTAGTCTTTCGACTTGAAGGGTCTGCCCCTTTTCTTTGGCTGTGGAGTAGAAACATCCTCTAGCCTCTTGTTTGGCACTAGTGGTAAATCGCTCTCGTCTGTCGGTACTTCGTTCAAGGTTGATAAAGACGCTGGGAACTGGGATGTTGATAGGCTTTTTTTTTGACCCTTTTCTTCGCCCATAATGTCAAAGCAATGTGACTTGCCAAACTTGCAGCATAAGTTGTAAAGTTCTTCGCTGATTTGTGTTTCTTTAGTGATAGACACTATTTGCGTTCCTGCTCGGAATACGATAGAACCAACGTCTTTTTTTAGTTTAAATTTTTGAGGTATCATATTTTGATTTTATTGTTTACAAATCTACTTTAATTAATTCCACTCCACAAATATCGCCACGTTCCACTATCTTGTAACGTAGGCTGTTTAAGCCGTCAAACGCCCATGTGTGCTGTGTTCTATTCAATCGCTCTTTATTCGCTTTGTATTCGCTTGTAATGGGTTGCTTTTCGTGTTTCAAAGACTTGTATCTGTGTAACTCGAATTTGGTTCGGATGTTGTTTAGCTTTGTTCGGGTGAATAGGTCATCATCTTCGCCACCCCATCCCCAATAGTTATTTGAAAATCCATTGCACTTCAAAAAACTTTCGGCATTAAAAGCCGTTACGCCACCAAAACAAGTATCGTAAGGTACTTTGTAATTGAACTGCTCACATAAACCGCTAAAGTGAACCGCACCATCAATAGGCTCGTTGTAATGCACTAGACTTTCGGCTAACAAATCCACATCATGAAAGCAAACCGTTTTATCATTGCACTCATTAAAGCCTATATTCAGCAACTTACCACGATTAAATAGTTCGTCATTCGCTTGTTCGACTACTAAAATATCAAAGCCTT